TCTCTGACACTGCATTGAACGGCTATGTCGAACATAACAAAAGGCATATTGACAAGGGCACGGGATTTTTATTCCAACCCAAGGATATCGAAGAAGACGGAGGTGGAATTGCTAACACGATACGCGCAAATGGTGCTGTGTGTCCAACAGACAACCATATTATCGTTTGAAATTACATTCATAAAGGATGAATAGTAGATTACTATACACATTAGCAAACAACATCGACGATATAAAAGAATCGTCGTTCATTGATTGCTATAATAATATCATTAGAGAAGGTATAGCAGGCGCGATAAAAACGACAATCGACACTGCGAATATGAGTTACGTAATAGTTAAAGACAATAGAGATATGAACGAGGTTGTAAACACGAACGTTGTAGGAGAGCTGACGGAAGGGATATGGGCTAAGAGGGAGCAGACGAGACGCGTCTATGGTACTGATGGCATAGCCCCGACATTGCAGACATGCCAAGGAGGAGGAAGAGAGCCTAAGATTGAGGTTCTTGGATGGACGAGGGATAAGAACGGTAAGGTTACTGACCGTCATCCAGTAGATGTTGCGAACTGCATAACAAGCAACAAGGGTTCAAACACGCAGAACTACGTCAGGGAGACTATAACCTACAGAGGTAAGGAGTTCAAGGAAGGTGATGGTCTGTATCTGTTCGATTCCGAGAAGTTTGCTGGCAGAGGACTTGAAGGTATATCGAGGACATTGAAAGCGGAGAAGGCAGATGCGGCTGTAGTCAGCGGTAAGCGCATCCGCAAGTTAACTGAGCGTGAATGCTTTCGATTACAAGGAGTGGATGATGCGGACATAGATAAAATTCAGTCTGCTGGAATATCTAAGACACAGCAGTACAAGATGGCAGGCAATAGCATAGTCGTTGACGTACTATATCATATTTTCCGCAAGATGTTCGTAGAGACGAAACCTGAAGGAGGAACACAACTTGAATTGTTTTAATCTAATCGTTATGACAAGAAGACAGATACGGAAGTTAAGGAAGCGAATAGCAAAGTTCGAGACATACCTTGTATGGAGGTCGTGGGGCTTATTCGGAGATTTCGACGGACGCGAATGCGTTAAGATTATGGCAGAGAGCCATAGTCATGCGGTCGAGAGATACGTAAGGAGGAAGGAACGTCAGATGAAAGAGATGAGCGACCTTCGACAATGTTGGTTCAACGAAACGACAAGGATGTTCGCGAGGGTGAAGGTAGCAAACAAGAAAGGCGAAAAAAAATATTATTTATAAATATGAACCCTATGGAAGATTTGGAATGGAAGAGGGCATTTTACTCCAAGATGGACACGCCAAGCGGGGTCAGTTGCCTGATATCTGAAATGTATGATTATATGATTATATGGAAGGAGCATAATTGCATAGTAGCGATTGCTCTTACATACTCAGAAATCAAGCATAAACTTCAATATTTCAATAAGCAATATTCTGGTCAGAGTTTCAGAATATGTTATTCACGAGGGAGATTGAACGAATTTAGAACTGACTACTCCCATCCCTAAAGGGATGTGGTTCTTGGGACAAGCATAGCCTATTGCTTACTTTACGTCTCCATAGGGATAGTCCTTCCCTATCTATGTTTTTGGATGCGTTTAGGTCTCTATCGTGCTTTGCTCCGCACTGCGGACAAACCCAAGACCTAACCGCCAAATCCTTCACTTTTGGATTCTTATAACCACAACAACCGCAAGTTTGACTACTTGCGAAGAACCTATCAACCTCTTGGTACGCTTGACACTTGTATTTCAGCATAGACAAAAAACTTGACCAAGCCACATCGCTCACCGCTTGTGCTAACCTATGGTTCTTCACCATATTCTTAATTGCCAAGTCCTCCACACTCACAAGATAGTAGTTATCGGCAATATACTTGCTGACCTTGTGGTTGTAGTCTTGACGTTGGTTTGCTATGTGGAAGTGGAGTTTTGCAATCCGCTTTTGGATTTTCTTCCAATTCCTTGACTGCTCTTCTGTCTTCACTCCTTTCTTATACTTCCTTGATGCAGACCTCTGCAAAACTCTCAACCTCTTCAAGTTTGATTTGAGGTGCTTTTGGTTTTCAAACACCTTTCCATCGCTCAAAGTGGCGAAAGTCTTTATGCCTACATCAATTCCGCAGTGGGTGTCATTATTTGGTATTCTTTTGTTTGTTAACGAGTTATCCTCGTACAAGATAGATACGGAATATCTATCCAACGAAGGTTTGTACTCTACCGTGTACGAGTGTATGTTGCTGACTTGCTTGTTATGTCCTTTAAGGACTTTAACCTTGCCAACCTTGGCAATCTTGCAAGTCCAATCTTCAAAGTCTATGTTCAGCGAAGTAGGAACTCTAAACGACTCCTTGCAACGACCTTTTTTCTTGAATTTTGGAAACTTTGCACCATTCTTCATTTTACAGAAAGCACCGCACATATCGTGTACCTTTTGTTGCAACGCTTGTGACGGACAATCGGAAAGGAATGTAAATTCCTTCTTCCAAGTCGTTAGCAGTTTGTCCAAGTCGTATTGACTGAGGTTAACCTTATCTTGCTGATACCTTTCTATTTTGAGGGCGAGCGCCTTGTTATAGACAAAACGAGAACAACCACAAGCCTTGTGTATCGCTTGTGCTTGAACCTTTGTAGGTCTAATCTCATATTTTATCGCTCTCAACATATATTATAAATAGTTTGATGGCACAAAGTTAATACTTTAATTTGAAACATCCAAATATTTTCTTATTTTTGTGCCATAATTCTAATATTTTCTATATGAACAAAAGATGGAAGACTAATGAAGGATGTGTATATAATATAGGTTATCACATCATTTGGTGTCCGAAATACCGAAGAAAGGTTCTTGTTAACGGCATAGACTCACGTTGCAAAGAACTGTTGTTGGAGAAATCAGCAGAGAATGGTTGGGAAATAGAGAAGATGGAAGTTATGCCAGACCATATTCACATATTCTTAAAGGCTACTCCAAGTGATAGCATAGCACACATAGTGTCCCAACTGAAAGGTTATACGAGTTTCAAGTTAAGGGAAGAGTTTCCGTTGCTGAAATCCAAGTTGCCAAGTATGTGGACGAGAAGTTATTATGTTGAGACCATAGGTCATATAAGCGAACAGACAATATCAAAGTATATAGAGGAACAAAAAATGAAGTAGGTGTTGAATATATATTTGTATATATTTGTAATCTCATTTCTTCACATATTATATTTATTTGTTGTTGGGGGAGTTGCCGTGCAAACGGCGCTCCCTTTTTTTTTGTTCTTTTGTAAAAAAAAGAAATAGCAGGAGTATTATATGGAGAAGGATTATTTTGATGCAGTTCGCAGAGCGCAGTTATTACAGAAGTCAACCATATACGAAAGTAGGATGTGTAAAATACTGAATAGCATGGGTATAGACCATATAAGGCAATACCCTATAAGGACGGGCAGAAACGTGTATTTTGCTGACATCTACATTCCAGAAAAGAGGTTGATAATAGAGATGGACGGAGCATATCACTTCACGAAGGAGCAACATCGACTTGACAATAATAGGAGTTCCAACATGCGAAGAAAGGGGTATCATATCATCAGGTTTGCGAACGGAGACCTTCGTGACATAAAAAAAATAATATCCAAACTGAGTAGATATGTGTAATTAATTTATATTCGCGTAAAATCAAACATAAATGTATATGAAAGACAGAGTTTTAGCAACATTGAAACCCTTAGTAGCGCCAAAGGGGTTCAAACAAGATGAGTTAGAGAGTATTGCGGCTTTAATCGCCAATAATCTCAAGGACGATTCAACTGACGAAGAAGTGAAGGCAGGAGTAGATTCGTTTCTACCCTATGCGGAGTTAATGCAGAAAATCGGCAACCGATACGCTACGGGTGTCGAGGCGAAGTACAAAGGGTTCAAGAGCGAGGAGCAGATTAAGGAAGAACTGGAGAAAGCGAAGGCAGAGGCAGTAGAAATTTACAAGAAGTTGCATCCGCAACCGATTGTGAATCCACAGCCCGCAGAGCCGACGCCGACACCTGCACCGACACCCGCACCGACGCCGAAACCTGCGCCACAGCCAACTAACGTGCCACAGCCCGCACCACAGCCTCAACCGCAACCACAGCCACAGCCGACACCCGCACCGACGCCACAGCCCGATGTGAATTTGGCAGAAATCCTGATGAAGTTCCAAACTCAGCAAGATGAGTTCCAAAAGGCACTTCAGAAACAGATGTATGAACAAATCAGCAAGGGAGTTACTGAGGCTTTGAAGCCTTATCGTGAGAAGAACGAAAAGGAGCGGTTGCATAACTTGCTATACTCGAATGAGAAGGTGAAGGCTATGCCAGAGCAGTTCAAAAGGTCGTACTCTCTTGAGAAGGAGGAGGATTTAGATGCGGTAGTCGCCAAGATGGAGACAGATTATGCCACACTAAAACAAGAACTCCTGAACATGGGAGAGTTCACCACTCCTCCTACGGCAGGCAACACCAACAACGAAGATGACGATTTGCTTGATTTTCTCAATGAAAATGGCGCTCAGGCATCTAAGTAGTGTAAAACCCTAAAAAAACAAAGAGCAATGAACTTCAGGTATTCAAATGCAGACCTCATCAAAGAGGCAAATTGGAACGAGCGCACCTGTGAGCGCCGTCAGGGAGGTTTTATGATTGACAAGACCTCTCTTCCTTCAGGAATGAAGGTTCTTCCGAAGGGTGCTGTTATGGCACTCAATGCTTCGGGAAATGCGATTTATGTTAAGACTGCTCAAGCTCAGGCTGATGCCGCTTCAGCGGCTACTTCACTCAAGGTGAAGAAGGGTCATGACTTGGTGGTCGGTGACACTATTGCGGGTTCAACAATCTCAGCAATCAACACATCCAATACGAACTACGATACACTGACCGTGAGCGCATTGAGTGCCGCTGTGACTGCTGATGACGTGCTGAACTCGAGCCTTGGCAATGGTATCGTCGGATTGAACTACGCACCCGTGGTGATTGATGACCAACCATCTTGCACAATCACGTTGCAGGCTTACGATATCGACGAGGCAACCATGCCATATACGTTCGGTATCAACTCAGCAATCAAGGAGGGACTGACTTCACGTCATTCATTCCTCAACAAGTGATGTTAACGTAATTACGAACTCTTAAACAGAATAGTAAGATGATAAATCAAAGTTTGCTTATTCGTATTCAGACGCCAGATGTATTCGAGGCGTTCATCAATAAGGGAGTCAGGGATATGTCCTATGTCGCTGATTGGAAGACCGAGCTCGGCTCACCTGAGTACTGCTCATCCAAGGCATATCAAGCATATCTCGCAGAGTACTCAGCGGCTATGGTCGGTTCTGTTGTCGATAAGAACGCAGAGAAACCGACTCATCAGTTGCCAGCCGCTAACGAGATTATCGGTTCACTTGCCCGTATCTCCGACGAGTGGCAGTTGGATAACGACAAGTTGTCTCAGTTCTACTACATGGAGAACCGCTACCGAGACAACTTGAAGAGCGGATTCATGAAATCCACGCCTGCCGACCGTCAAGCCCTCGTTGATTATCTGTTCAACATGTTCCAAAATGCGGTAATCGCACCGCACAAGCGAATCGACATGATGTACTACGAGGGTCTGTACAATGGTACTCAGACCGTCTCTGCTACGAACAACCCTAAGAGCAAGGTGACTTTCTCAGCCACTTTGCCAGTTACCACTCTCAAGGCGACTACTGCGACTTGGGGAAATGCATCAGCGACCCCAATTGCTGACCTCTTAGCCGCTTGCGACGAAGCAGGAAGGCACGGACGTAGCGTCCTGAAAATCAGGATGAGTAGGAACACATTCCGTAAGATGTGTAAGGCTACTGAGATTGCGGGCAAATTCGAGTTGAAGTTTAACAAGGCGAATGCAACCGCAAGCATCATTCCAGTTGACGTGATTAACACGTATTTGGAGTCAGTCATGTTGCCACCAATCGTGGTAGAAGACCCTAAGTATGTGACATTTGCGGACGGCACATCAACGAACATGATTCCTGACGATAGGGTAGTTCTTCAGTGCACTCCGAGAGTTGCAGTATTGAAGATTTCAGACCCGTTGGAGTCTATCGACGCAATCCCGAACAAGACCTATGCTAACTACGAAGGAAACCTTGTAGGTTTTTGGCGTAATGACAAGGGACGTTTCGTGGATTACGAGATGTGGGCAATCCCAGTGTTCAACGGAGTTAACAACTACTTCATTCTCAAAACTGACGAAACGGTGTAAGGTATGAAGATTCTGACCGCAGTATCGGCAAAGATTGAGCCTTATAGTGTTTCAGACGAATCATTGGAGGTAAATTTCACGGAGGCGGCTAACCATTTTGGGGTTAGTGCCTCCGTTGAGGATACTTACGTGGTTAGTGAGCACCTGAAGGCAGTTACATTAGCGGCTATGCGCATACTTTCGGGGATGCGCACCTTGACGGGAGAGAATATCGGCGGTTTGTCGAACTCGTATTCAGTCAAGGGGATAGAGGCTATGATAAGAGCCTTGGCTAAGTCTGCGGGCTTGTCCCCTGAATTGGTTGGGGTTGATTCTGCGGGCGAGAGAGTTGTAACCGCTGTTCAATGTTGGTAACGATAAAGGTATGAGTTATGAGGTTCGATGACAAAGCCGAATTGAAGATAGTGACCACGACCGAGGATGAAAGATTCAACGTCGTGGAAACTTCTTCGTACACATATATCGGCAAGTGTAAGAAGATTCCGAATAATTCAGCGAGCCTACGTGACGGCGAGGATGGCAAGTCGTATTACTACTCGATGACGATATTCCTTCGTAATCCATCGATTAGACCGAAGGAGGGCGATATCGTGAAGATATACGACAACACTGCGAAAGAGACATTCGAGGCGAGGGTGGATGGCGTCAGCGTTCTACCAAAGAAGTACGTTAGGATGTATGTTACGGAACTAAAGGATTATGTCGAGGAGGAAGACGCATCGGAAGATGAAGATGAGACCGAAGACGAATCAGAAAATGACGAGACATGAGCAAGAGGGACGATTTAGCGACGAACATGGTTGGATATCTTCGAGAGAACATCAAGAAGGTTCTAATCGTAAAAGGGGACAGACCTACAGACAAGAAGGAGTCTCCTTACATAGCGGTCAATTGCCTGAAGGTCATCTATGGAGACATGCTCAATTCGTCAACGTACATGAATATCAACGTTCATTGCAGGAGCAATACGGATGGTACGTGCGACACAAAGAAACTCGACACGATGACCGATGCAGTACTAAGCCTTATTCCCTACGACAATGGGACGGAAGACGGCATCTGCGACGTTGAGATAGACGGAGACAGATTCGTTGTCGAATCCGTGTCAGACCCAGTAGAGGACACAGACGGCACTTATTATACCAACATACAAGTCAAAGTGTATTTTAATGCGTTATAAACACTAAAAATATAGAGAATATGGCAGAAGCAGTATATGGATTATCCCACCTGAAGATGGCAAATTCCACTGAGGAGAATATCAGCGGATACTATCAGTGTGCCCAAGGCACGACAGGTGCGAAGAAGGTTGTGGCTAACGATGCGACTCCTACAGCGAGCCAAATCAAACTGAGCGAAGTGACTCCGTATAGGTCGGCTAAACCTTTGGCAGTTGACGATTACGTTGTCAATGTGACATTGGAAGTTGGTTCATACATCGATTTCAACACGATTGTAGGACTACCAGTCTTCCAAGTAACCGCAATCGTAAAAGATTCGTTCTCATACAAGGATACAGCGCCTTCTGAGACGAATATCGAGATTGAGGACTCTGATGACTACTTCGCAACAATCAAAACGGATGGTGGTGACAAGGGATTCACCTTGCAGACCTACGACATGGGTGCTGAGGCTTATGCCTACCTCATGGGTTATGCGGAGAACAACGGATGGCAAGAGGAGGGTATTTCCTTCGAGTTGCCGAACCAATGCGTCGAAATCAAGACGAAGAAACTCAGCGGATTCCCTGCTAAGGTTTTCCAATGGGCTCGTATGAGCGTAAAGGTGAACCGCACAGGTACAATCGGCAAGTCTGGTTTCCCGAACTTCCAACTCGAGTTCACCAAGTTGGCGAACTTCGACTCCACTGGTACTGAGATTAGCGGAGCAAGGTGGAAAGAGGCTTGATAATCGCAATCGGTAATACTTTTTTCATTTCGGAGGGGGTGTCGCTCATAGGGGCATCCCCTTTTTGATAAAAATATGTGAAATATGAAGGAAACAAAAGTTACAGACACGCTTTCTGAGAAGAGCGGATTCATGTTCGTCGGCATGTTGCCTATACGGATTCGTCCAATCACCTTGTATCAGGTCGAAGAGATGGGCGAATTGGCAGAGGAAATGTCTGTCTACGACGAGAATGAGATAGAGAAGAGTGAGTTAATATCATCATATACGTTCAGCAGGAAGAACGACGTGAAGACATTGCTTGATGTCATCATAGTTTCTTTGTTCAGGAGAAGGATATGTAGATTTCTTTTTGGGCGGTATGTGAAGAAAAGAATAGATTCGGAGCTCATGAAAATATGTGTTCTACGCATAAAGGACACGTTCGATTTCGCTTTTTTTTTCAACGCTTCGATTTTCCTGAGAGGGATGAAGAAGCAGAAGACGGAGGAAGAAATAACAGCCCTTGGGGACTCGTGGGTGGAATCATGAAGTATTTCCGCATGAGTTATGATGAGGTTGTTTATAAGAGAAGTTACAAGAATTTAGTACTTTTGAATGCTTCCATACCATCATATGGGAGCAGTGATGATAAGAAGAAAAAGAGAAAGAGCATAAAGCATATGCATCCGAACGATTTCTTTGCTCAGTTTATGTAATTAAAAAAGGTAAAATCATGGAATATTTAGGCGCGACCATAGACATGGATATTGACCTCTTCCTTAAAAAGGTCAAGACAGCCATCGAAAACTTGGAACTTCTCGACGAGGTTGGTAATAAGAAAACCAAAGCCTTTGCGAAAGCCTTTAACGAAGCCTTATCGAGTGCTAAGACGGTAAATCTTGAAGATACGTTAAGCAAGTTGATGAAGGCTAAGGAGATGTTGGGCACATTCAGGGAAGGAATGGAGAAACTCACCAAGTATGGTTTGTTTGACCAGCCTGTTTTCACGAAGGAGGATAGCGAGCATATAGTAGAAATTGTCTCTTCTAATACTGAGGAGACCATCAAGATGCTTGAGGATATGATAGAGAAGGCTGTTGAGGCTAAACGAATCGCTTTCAACAAACTTCAAGAAGATAATAACAAGATTCCACACGTATCGACTCAGCAGGATGCAATGGCTTTGGCTCAGGCTGAGAAGTTAAAGGCACAGCCAAAACAGAACGGGGATAAGAGTGAAGCCGTTAACGAGATTAATAACGTAAAAGAAGCGCAGGACGAGTTAAAAAAGAGTACTGACGAGGCTACAAAGGCTAATGAGAAGAATGCGGAATCTTTTCAAGAGATAATAGACACCGAAGACGATGCAGAGAAATCCGCTAACGATGCAAGCAAGGCGAATAAAGAACTATTGGATAGTTTCAATGCCTTGCACCCAGTTTCCGACAAACTCAACGAAAAGACAAGAAATTTCATTGAGACACTGGACGATTTGGCAAAATCTGCCATTACGTTGTCTCAGTCAGGAAATCTCGATTTAAAAGATATGGGACAATCTCTTCTTGCTCTGATGGGAGAGTTGAAGGACGGAAAGATATCCCTCCGTGATTTCAAAAAGTCCTTTTCTGAAATTCAAAATGCGAGCAAACGAATAGGTGCATCGGAACTATCCGCCAAAAGCAGGAAGCAGTTAAGGGTGCTGAATGCCGAACTTGACATCACACAGAAGAGGTTAAAGAAGATAGTATTCGAGGGTGGTAGGACAGAGAAATCAATGAGTACGGCAGCCAACCTCCTGACGAGGATGGCAAGTAAACTTTTGCCTCAGAAGTATAGATATATTCTGATGACTCTACGTAATTCGTTCGGTTATCTGAGTATAGGTATAGCAGGAGTAGGAGCGGCTCTTTTGGGTGCGATATCCTACATAAAGATGTTCTACGAATGGAACAAGAGACTAATAGGACTTAAATGGGGAGACTTGAAGGATAGAATCAAGGTTATGGCTGGATACATGACCAAGGAGGATGCTATCACTGCGAGTGTAAAAAGGCGTACAGAGGTTATACGAGAGGAGACGCAGGCACTCATCGAGAACATGGAGGCTCAAAGAAAGGTTTCCACAGCCATGGAAAAGGCAGAAGTTTCGTATGACAGAAATTCATTAAGAAGAGAAGCAAAGAATAATATCATAAATGACGAAACCTTCAATTGGTTTGGGTTGCGGAAACCACATAGTGACGAGGAGTTCTATAACTCTATCAGAGATAAGAAAGGGGCGTACAAATTCAATAGGGAATATATATTCAAGTTTCTTGAAGCGACTGATGAGGAAGTAGCACGGTGGACAGACGAGGAGTTCAAACAAGCGAAAATTGATTATGAGCAGGCTTTGGCAAGACATAAAGCCTTGGATGATATAGATGAAAAAATATCAAACGTTGAAGCCGCGCGAAAAAGATATTATGATTCACTCAACAAGAGAAGGGATTATGAAGTATCGAAAAAAGAAAAAGCAGGAGCAAGCGATGAAGAAATACAGAAAGTATATGATTCATTTTGGAAAGAATACCAAGAAGCGAAAGCGAAGTTCGATGGCGTAAGGGATGACGTTTTAAAGTCGTATAACGACTTGCTCAACGAACAGAATAAGTTCAATGAGAAGTTGGAGTATTATCGTAACAAGACCGATAAAGTTCGTCTATCGGAGAGGTTGACAAATGCGCAACAAAGGATAGATGCACTTGAAATGTCAGAGATAGGCAATGACAAGTGGACAGAAGCACAGCAAGAGAAGGATGATGTTGGTGAGATGATGCGCAAGCGCAACGACTATAGGGAGTACGAGCTTTGGCTTATCAAGAGGAAGGCTGATTTGCAGAAAAAGGCAATCGACATAAGCGGTCAGGAGAATGCGCAAACAAAGAAACTCGGCATAGAAGTGCAAAGTCTTGCAAAGCAACTTGAACGGCTGAAAAGTTTCGGGTTGAACTCAGACATCCACAATAGGCTGATTGAGGATACTGAGAATGAACTGATGCTTAAAACGATAGAGCATGAGAATAGCGCGTATGAAGACCAAGTGAAAGAGTTGGAGCGCATTCTATCATTGCGCAAGCAGGAGAACGAGTTGAAAGGTTTCGATGGTTATGATGTAGAGAATGCCAACCTCGAAATCAAGACAATGGAGCAGAGGATTAACGGCTTGCTTGAACAGAAATACATAAGCGAAGAAGAGAGGAAGGAGGTAGACAAACTTTTAGTAGAGTTAGAGAAATTAATAGATGCGAGGGACAGACTTGCACGTCAGAAGTTTGAGATTGAGGTAAACCACAAACTTGACCTCAAGAAGCAGGATTTAGAACTTGAGGCTGACGAGGTAAATTTAGGCATGGGCATGGAAGGTAAGGATTCCGTGTACATGCAGGAGCGTCTTTTGGATATAAACGTACAGTTATCCAAGGTCGAATATGAGAGGGCTGAGACAAAACTAAAGGAACTTGAGGCTCAGAAGAGGCTTGCGGAGGAGAATGAGAGAGAGGGAATCAACGGAGTAAAATGGACTGAGGCTGAGAATAAGGAGTATCAGAAACAGAAGGCATTAGTAGACAAGTTACGCGTCGCCATCGAAAAGATGAATGACACCAAAGTGAGAGGCGTCGAAAAGGAGAACATATCCGATATAACCAGAAAGGCAGATTTGGAAGTCCGTAAAATCGAGAATCGTGCTAAGATTAATAAGTTCTACACAGCCCGTGTAGGTCGCAGTCAGGCAGAAATCGACATAAAGGATTTGGAACTCCAAATAAGCAAGACAGAAGAAGAGTATAAGGCACAGAAGAAGGTTGTAGACTTAATCGAGAAGCGTAAGGAATTGGCGAAGAAGGAAGATGCTTCCGATGAAGACAAAAAGAAATGGAATGATGCCGTAGATAATAAGGTTTTAGAAGAGGAGATTCAAAAATTAGAGGATTTAGGAGTTGCTTGGGAGGAGGCTAAGGATGCTTTACTTGAATACTTTGCAGAGCTCAAGGATAAGTCTGCTATATTCGAGGAGATAGCGAACGGACTCCATGAAATATCCGATATAGTAGAAGATAATTTAGGCGAAAATGCCTTTAGCAATGTCGTTGAAGGCTTAGGCAATGTCGGTGATGCCATGTCGAGAATTGCCGATATGAAAAAGAATGGAGTGTCGTATGCTGACAAGGCAAATGCATGGATGCAGGCGGCTCAGTTTGTTGCAGGTCAGGTTTCAGGAATCATTGCCACTCAAGACAGGATAAGGGAGAGTGCTGAGGCTTGGAAACAGGCAATTGCTGACGTTGCCCATGAGTACACCATGCTAAAGATTGAGGATATGGAGTACAAGCAACAGAACTTATTTGGAGTCGAAGACCCTTATAAGAAGTTGCAGGATAACCTGAATAAGTACACTGCATCAAGGAAAGCGACTTATGAGACGTTGGCTAAAATTGAGAGTCAAGGAATTGTTAAGGTTGGCGAGGAGACAAAAGAGAAGTGGGATGCGGTAGTTGGTGACACTTTGACGGGCTTGGGTACGGGCGCTGTCGCAGGCTCTATGTTCGGACCTTGGGGTACTGCCATAGGAGCGGCGGCTGGCGCAGTAACTGGATTCCTGACTGGAATCTTCAAGGATAAAGAAGTAGTTGACGTATTCGACAACCTTCAGAACAAGTTCGGCGAAGTGTTCGACCCCGATACTTTGGAAATAAATAAGGAAATCCTCGCGTCATACGACCTTTTGGACGATAAGACAAAGAAACTTATAGACGACTATAAGGAATTGAAGGATAAGCAGGACGAGGCGATGGAGGACTTCAAGGAGTTCGCCAAGGAGATGTTTGGTGACATAGGTACGGAGTTGAGCAGGCAACTGCAAAGCGCATTCAGGAATGGAGACTTGTATAGTTCCGTGAAGGATTTCACTGCATTCGTAAAGACTCAAATAGAGAACATTATATCGCAGAAGATATTCAACACCGTATTCGGACGTTTATTCAACAATATCGATAAAAGGATAGAAGATGCTTTAAATACTGAAAATGGATTCAATATCGAGGATGTTTTATCCAATATACCATATCAGACTGAGGCATTGATAGGGCAATATGGAGTACTCATGCAGAAGGTGAAGGAATCCATGGACGAATGGGACTTGTTCTCACCTGAAGATGCTACGCAGGAAGCGATGAAGGGTAAAATTTCATCCATGACGGAGGACACTGCAAGCAAATTGAATGGTAACTTTATGGGTCTTAAATTATCAGCGATGGAGATAAACACCAAGATGACAGCGGTGAAGAACTTCATGGAGGACAATAACGGCATACTCTCACGCTCTTTGACCACATTGCAACAGATTGCTGACAATACGCAATATTGCAGGAGGTTGGAGATTATAGAAAACGGGCTTAATGACATAAGAATGAACGGATTAAAAGTTGTATAACATGGGAAACTGGAAGATAAACGGCACTGATTTGGAGACTTGGGGTATTTACCTCAAGAAAGGTGCAAACGACGAGTTCATGCGCCTTCCTGAGATGAAGGAGTACCTTACCGAGAAGAATAGGGAGGAAGATGGAGAACGTGCGTTCGTGAGCAACCCGAGAATGTCTGGTCGTGACGTTTCTGTCACTTGTTACCTCATTGCTCCAAGCGCACACACGTTATGGAGCAGACGAGACTCTTTCCTATCTTTCTTGAAGAGCGGAGTACTGAATTTCGAGTTGGTTAGATATAATAGAATATACACGTTTTACTATAAGAGTTGTTCATCGTTCAGTAGGATATCACGGATTAACAATGGGGATGTTTATGTTACGTTTACCATCAATTTCAGGGAGCCAGACCCGTCAAATGTGAGGGAAAACAATTATCTTGTGACCGAAACAAATTCGCTGAACATCATTACGGAAGATGGCGATAATATAATGGTAGAAAATATTATTAATCAGTAATAAAAAATAGAAATTATGGCAGATATAAAGGTTTCAGAACTTACAGAGGCATCGACGGTTGCCAACGAAGATTTACTAATGATAGTACAGAATGGTGCGAACAAGAAAGTGCCCTGCTCAAAGTTCATAAAGGTTGGAGATAGTGTTTCTGACTCACAAGCATTGGACGGACACCCCGCATCAGATTTCATGCTGACAGATGACACGGCGGCTGACTCCAATAAACTGGGAGGTTATGCCGCGAGCGAATATGCTAAGAAGAGCGATATTCCGTCACTTGTAGACCCTACGTGGTGCGCATGGAAGCCTTGGTATAAGAACATCGAGCGTGCGGAGGTGACGGATACCGTTTCTCAAGCCCTCTTGAATCTCAATTACGTGGTATGCGACGGTAGATTTCTGTCACGAGAGATATATAGCGAGTTGTTCAAAATAATAGATTTGTATTGGACATCAGAGGCAGATGCTCAGGCTAACCCTACCAAGTTCAGGATTCCCGACCTGAGAGGTAGATTTATTTTGGGCGCGAATACGACTGGACCTAATAGCGAGGGAGTGACGACAGGAGAAATCAAGACAGAAAACCTTCCTGCTGGGGTTTATTCGGGCGCTGATTTCGATGGTAATGGTCAATTCGTTTTCCCGAAAGAAGCAGGTATGTCAGGAGGAGACCCTACGACGTATATGACTGATACACGTCAGATGGTTCAACACTCACATACGTATCAGGCATATCGGCAGACATCAGGCTCACATCCTTGGCTTGATTGTGATGTGTCCAGCAGTGCTGGTAGCCTTAACATGCCTCGTCTCTATGCTCCATGCCCGACGGATGATTCAGGGTATGTAGGAAGTAATATAGAAGGATGCTTTTCGTCTTATCCTATATTTGGAAACTATAATGCAAATACGAACTGGGCAAAAGGTATGTTGGCGATGCCTCCATATAGGGCTGTAGTTTACATAATGAAAATCAAGCCATGATATGAGCGTATCCGTAGACATCTATAGGAGAGGAGTGCGGAAGCACACTGCCTATTTCTCCGAGAATAGTTCCCTTACTGAAGAGATATCGGCATCGGATATGTTATCGTTCGAGTTCAAGAGCGAAAAGTTCCTGCATATCGAGCGAGGTGACTATATTGTTGTCGGAGATAAATCGTTCATATTCACGCAAGAGCCTAATGTGGAGAAGATTAGCAACGGAGAGTATAAGTTTACGGGTAAGATGTACGACGAATCCGCCTACATGGATGACATACTATTTCTTTTCGTTGACGAGGATGGTAGTCAGAGCGTCATCTACTCCAACACCAGCGAGTTTGACCTTACTGCCAATATAGACGAGTTCATTGCCTTGTTGGTTCGTAATATCAATAGGGTGGTGACGAGCAGATGGACGTACACAATATCTCCTGACATAGACCTTTCTGACATGCGAAACCTGACGTTCTCCAATCAGTCATGCAAAGATGCCCTGACGGCTATATGCGAGGAATTTGAACTGGAATGGATGTTCGACAATGGCGTACTGCGAATATCGAAGGAGTTTTCACGTCAGACAAGTATAGTATTATCATATCCTGCGAATCTGTTGTCCACCATCAAATTGACGAAGGAGGATTCCGACGAGACCTGCACACGTCTTTTTGTGTTCGGTAGTGAGAGAAATATTCCTGAGAATTACGGAAGTTCGAGATTGAAGATGATAGGAGGCGATGATTACATCTCACGCAATAGACTTACGTATATCAAGGAGCGTGTTAAGATATTCGACGAAGTGTACCCACGCAGGAACGGACATGTTACTGGAGTGTCGAGAACTCCGAGCGGTATTCAGTTCGTCATAGATTCCACTCTTGAGTTCGATATCAGGGAGCATCTAAGCGACAACACTGCGAAAATAGCGTTCACGAGCGGTAAGTTAGTTGGCTATGAGTTCGAGATTGCATCCTACAATCATGCGGGCAGAGTAATAGAAATCAAGCAACAGACGGAAGGCGATATCATAATACCGAACGAGACCATGTGCCCCGAGGTTGGTGACAAGTACGTGCTGTTGGATATATTAATGCCAGATTCATACGTCAGGAATGCCGAGACCGAACTAAGGGAAAAGGCTCTTGAGTACTTCAGAGACAAGTGCGACGATAAGGTGACGGTCAATGTTGAAGTTTCTACTAAGTGGGTTATATCGAATAATATCACGCTGAAGCCGTCCATGTTCGTCAACATCCATGATGATGATATAGAATTGAATCGGAAGATAAGGATTACCAAGGTTGTTGGCTATCCGTTCGATGACGGAAAGCATCAGAGACGTGTCGAGGTGACTCTTTCCGACTTTCTGAGAGGTTCTAAGATATCAAAGATGTCAAGCAAGTTAGACCGCACGGAAAGGGTTATGTATAGCAATTTCCGAGGTCAGAGGAATCAGAACAACACCAGTTCACTGGAGATAGAAATGAATGCTGATTCGCTGACATGGGCATCAGGAACGGATTTTAATGGGTGACAAATATCGTTTAGTTTCCCACTATTATAGTATATGTACCCGAAGCAAAAAATGGGTACATATATTTTTTTATATTTTTTCGCAAAAAAGTTTTGCATATATAAAAACTTTTATTACATTTGCAATGTGAAAGTAAACAACAAGTCAAACAATATAAAAAATTTCAAGAGTATGAACACGTATGCAAAATTCTGCGCAAATGTATTTGTCGCAAAGTGTGAGGAAGAGTACGAAAAGGGTGACATCATCGAAGTCACCACGAAGTATGGTAAGGAGAATGAATGTGAAGTTCATAACCTTATCTGTCAAAAGAACGGATTCTATTACTACTCCATTACGAGGGTAGACGGATTCGATGCGAAGGAGCGTCTTCGTAGGAAAGCAGAGAAGTATTCGCAAGCCGCAATCAATGCGGAGGCGAGGTCTGAGGCGTATGTCAGTAAAAGCAACGAGGCTACAAAGGGCATCGTTTTCGGTCAACCAATCTTGGTAGGACACCACAGCGAGAGCAAGCACCGCAATGCGTTGGAGAAGTCACACAGAGCGATGGACAACGCAGTAAGCGAGATGAAGAAGGCGGAGGAGTATAGCGATAAGGCTGAATCCTACAAGTTCCGCGCCGAGCATACGATGAACCTTTCAATGCCCGAAAGCCTTGAGTACTATACTGAAGAGTTGGAGAAGGCAAAGGAGTACCACGAGGGGCTAAAAAGCGGTAAATACGAACGAGAGCATGGGTATTCGTTGACGTACGCAAAGAAGAACGTTAACGAGCTCACGAAGAAGGTAGAACTTGCAAAAAGGTTGTGGGGTTAACCCCCCACACCATAAAACGATATAGCCATGGAAAACGAGGTAAAAAAGACATATGAGATGCTGACGGGAAATCTGAAGACGTATAAAGACCGACTAAGCGAGTTGAAGGAAGACGGCTTCCCTTACATCGTCGAGGTTGGCGCATACACATACAGCGTCAAGGAAGGCAAGTTGAAAACCACATTAACGCCCGAAGAGATTTCCAAAAAAGGATTAGAAGATGTATATTCGCAGTCGTTTATCACGAAGAAGAACGGGAGGGTAATGAATATTTATCCCGAGGTTCACGATAAATTCGCGTGGTATAGGGAAAGAATAGCCTCAACGGAGCAACTTTTGGCATTCTTAAAAAAACAGAACGATTCACAAACTTAATAAACAAACACTATTATGAGAAAGTTTTTTAATTTTTTGGTTTGGCTAATCGCAGTATTGGCAACCATGTTTATTGTAAATTCCTGCTCACACGATGATGAGGAGGAGCAAGTGACGAACGTGTTGGCTGGCACCACATGGTACTCAGACGACCAACCGAAGAAGGTTCTTTATCCGCAGTCACTGGTGTGGCTTGAATTTTCGGCAGACTACAAGTGTGAGATATGGTATTCCAAGGATAGGATAGGAACATACGAAGGCACATTTAAGGTCTGTACATATACTATAGATGGCGATATCGTAACGTTAAAGGGCTTTTACGATAATGGACAGGATTTGGTTTTCGTTTTAAATGCGAACAAAAATAAGATGACACAAACGAAGGGTAACGGAAACGGATATTTGGACTATCTTTCCAAATCGTAGGTTTTTTGTATTGTTTTTTCTTGTTTTTCGGATGTCCGTGAATAGGGCATCCGATTTTTTTTTGAAAAAAGTTGTAAAACATTTTGTGAATATAAAAAATATAACTATATTTGTAGTGTAAGAAAAAACAATAGTAGATAACAATTAAAAAACTAAAGATTATGGAATGGTTCGATAGGTCAATCCAAGCAGGGATTAAGGATGAAGTAAAATTCATGGCATACAATAAGGATGCCGATTTGAAAACAAGAAGAGGCTTTGAAAGCCACTTCGGCAAGTTCTTCGATGAGGTGATGGACACAGATGAGCGTCTATATGCTATAAATAAAACTCATGCATCATCTTACTCGACGTGGAATGTGAAGTTATGGCTGAATGAATACCACTTCGGTAGGAAATTGGCAGAGGCGCTTTCTTCACGCATCACGACACATGATGAGGATAAGGAGTTCACCCTTAGTGACTTCAAGGATGTTCTTAGTGAGAAATTCGATGAGTTCATCTATAATCTATATGATGAACTTCCGATGTACGAAGAAGGCAAAGAGGATGCGATTTGTGAAGCAGTAGATGATATGTTGAAGTATTAACAATAAATAAATAGGAGGTTATATGAAATTTCTGAAGAAAGAAGACAAACTCTCAATTTTTTTGGGGTATGATGTGTTCAGCGTAGATAAGGACGGGAGAAAGTATTACACTGACGGACTCGTAAAAAGTTCAGCATACGGCAATTATATCGATTGCTGTAGTGATGAAGCATGTATGATTGTGCACCGTTGTAATGTACAGGAGAAGGTTGCATGGCTTGATAATATTGGATTCCTCAAATTCAAAAGCATACAGCAGGTGTTCGATACAATTGCTCAGATGTCGATTGTAAAATTGGCAAAGAAGGCGAAGAATGTGGAGAAATACACAACAGAAGACGGCGAAAAGTTCGTGAAGTGGAAGAAGTATGTATTCACGGATGAAGATTGGGAAAAGATTATTAATCTTCACAAAACAACTATACAAGGAATCAAACTTTTCAATAAGGAGGATTATCTAATGAGTAAAAATAAAAGAATGATGACCAACCAAGAATTATATTGGTGGGCTCGAACTAATCCAAAGGGAGAAGTGAAGTACGAAGATGGGGATGAAAGGACTATATGGAAGGATGGAACGTGGGACTATTCTTCTAAGAAAGATGAGCCAGTCGATGATTGCATAACGATACGCTCACATCAAATGGGGGAATGGGAAGAGCCATTGATAGGCGAAGACGAAGAATTGTAAAATCACAAAGGAATTTATAACCATTCTTTCCGCTTCTCTAAAAATCGAAGCGACTGAAGGAGAAACACTTTTTCTACCCACAAAAATTTGCACACCTCAAAATCTTTTCTTAGTTTTGCTGTGTTCAAAGTAATTGCGGCATGAAACCGCTGACGTAAGTCGGCTTTTTTTATGCCATATATGTTTAAAAATATAGGCACGACGAGTGCGGTCGCAGTAATGCCCGCAAGGACAGCAATTAGTCCCGAACAACTCGTATCGTGCTTTTTTTTTAACCATTCTAATACAAAATAACCATGAACGAAATTAGAATTTTTGAGAGTCCCAAATTCGGGGAAATTCGTACCGCTGGTACAAGTGAAGAACCATTGTTCTGTTTAACAGACGTATGTAAAGCGTTAGACCTCTCCGCAAAGGAGGTTAATCGAAGGTTATTAGATGAGGTGGTTTCAAAACACCCCATCACCGACTCAATAGGAAGGACGCAACAAGCGCTATTTGTGAACGAAGACGGACTATATGATGTTATACTCGATTCACGCAAGCCCGAGGCGAAGGCTTTCCGAAAGTGGATTACAAGCGAAGTGTTGCCATCAATAAGGAAAAATGGCGGATACATAGCGACAGAAGAGGAGGACACGCCCGAAATGATATTGGCGAAGGCTATCAAGATAGCAGACATGAAGATAAAGCAACAAAGCATGTTGATTGAAATGCAAAAACAGCAAATCAATGAACAGATTGCAGAACTGAAAATCGAGAAACCACTTGCAGACTACACCCGTGATGTGCTACAAAGCGACACCACCTATACGCTTACGCAGGTAGCGAAGGACTTGGGATTCCGCTCCATATATGCATTCGAGAAATGGGCTGTAGAGAACAAGATTCTTTTCTATCAGTCAAAACAATGGATTCCCACTGCGAAGTATAGCGAAAAAGGGTATTTCACGACCCGCACGGCAAAGTATGTGAAAAGTGATGGAACGGTAGGTTCTTCCATATCCACCGTAGTGACCGAGAAGGGAAGATTGTTTCTTCATAACTATAAGAACAAACCAGAAGGATATATTAAAAGCGGATATGAAGAAGAATATCCGCTTTTGGCAAAGGTTCTCTAAGAAAATTGAGAAGCCTCAGAAAAAATACTATAGCATAGTGAAGCGGGTGGCATTATAGTCACCCGTTGTTTTCTTGCTCCCATTCGGATAGCCTCAACTTCAAAGATTCAATATCATCAAAACGATAATTGACATCTTTATAAGACACCAATGCGACGAAAGAAGGCGCTACCTCCTCCTCAACAACAACATCTTCAACTGGGGCTATAGGTGCGTTTTGCGTTGCGAATAGTTCCGAAACGTCAACGTCCAAAGACTTCGCCATCATAGCCAAATTTCTTTTTGTCGGGAACGACCTGCCTGACACGTAATAGTATATAGTAACCTTGTTAATGCCTACACGAGCCGCAAGGTCAGTCAAAGTGATTCCCCTCTCCTTACATAATTCTTTTAATCTTAACTTCATAATAGTGTATTTTTTATAATCTGATACAAAGATAGTAAATAATTTATATCGTACTAAAAAATAAACTTACAATATTAATTTTCATATAAAATATTTTGTCGTTATAAAAATATGTATTATATTTGCAGTGTAAGAAAAATGAATGTTGAACTAAAAACAAAAGTTATGAAATACGAGATAAAACTTCAGAAAGTGACAAGACGGAAAATCCTCGGACGATTGGAGAATGTGATATCCATAGTCACGTGTATAGTTGAGGCTGACACGCTTGGAGAGGCTTTTGAAAAAGCATTCGATGAGCATCCCGAGGCAGATATAACACGCTCCATCAGATGGAGGCAAGTATAACAATTAAAAAAAACAGAGTTATGAAAGAAATGTTGGAAAAGTTGGCTGACTATATCTTTGACGAGGAAAGAGCCGACAAAGTATGTAAGTTTGTGATAACGGCTATCGTGATAGCCATAGTATTTCACCTAATAATAAAATAGAAATATGAGTTTAAAATCAGCGTTATTTAATTTCAAGGAGAAACTTCGTTATTGTGTTCTTAACGAAGAAGCCGAGATGGAAATCAAAAATGCCACTAATGAGCATTATGAATATGATTTCACTATAAAAATCGAGGGAAAAAGGATTTGCCATTTCGCAGTGGCAAAAGATTTCATTTGTTATCATGATGATTTTGCGATAGGGACATTCGACAGGGCAGATATTCCCCAGTTGCTGACTATAGGGAAGAATAGATTCCCGAGCATGACGGAAGAAGAGCGCAGAAGAATAAGGGAGTTGCACGAGGAAATAAAAAAAATTGAAGAAAAGTGCAAAAATCCCTTCTAAAGTTTTGTAGATATAAAAAAAAGTATTATATTTGTAATGTAATCAAATGTTGAACCTAATACTTACAATTATGAATACATTAAAAGAAAGAATCGATGAGGCTAAGGCTATTGCGATAGAAGTCCTTCATGATATGATGGACAAGGGAGAGGATTTTTCCGACTATCTCCACGTAGGAGATGGGTTGGACTGGGATTGCAACATAAATGTCTCAGTCGGAGATGCAGAGCGCCACGGACGCGGGCAATACTCATGTGAGATATACGGGGAAATAACCGCATTGCGTGTTTACGCGTCTCGTGACGATGACACGATTGTGTACGAAGAAACGGACGTATTCTCCGACACAATCGAAAGCGATTGGCAGGACGACCTCGAAGTGTACGGATATTGCGATTAACAAACTGCGGTGGGGGAGTCACCCTCCCCCGCCAACATTATAATATAAAGTCATGTTTACGTTAGGAATAAAAGATTTTAAAAAGCGTCAATTCGGCACAAAGCAGGAACTTTGCAACTATTTGGCGCAGTACATGAAAAACGTCCCTTATGGGGCGCGTATATTCAAGGTTGAGAGAAATGGTGGTCTGTGTCCAACTAACTACGTTATTGGCGAGTATAGGGGCATTTGCACACCACAGAGGAAACAGATATCAGATTTCGAGTTTGATATCTTGTATAAGGTTGTGAACAAAAACAAGAAAGAGGACGATGTTGATGTTAAAGAATGGTAAATGCAAAATATGTAAGATGTCACCCTACTGCGCGCGGGTTCGTGATGAGTTTGTCTGCGGTAGTTTCGTGATGAATATGATGCCATCTGACAACAGCGGGACACCACCACTGAGCGAGAAGGCTTGCTCAGCCTTGCGCACCGCCTTGGATTTCCTTGTCAGTGACGTGTACTTCTATATGAAGGAAGCAGAGAAGCACGAGACAAACATCGAAACAAAAAATCGTATATCTTTGCTGATGGATGAGGCTGAGCGATTGAAAAAACAAATAATCAACGAGTTAAATGTATGATTAATGTGTAAGAAGTGTATATATGTCCAGTACTGCGCAATAGCGGACGTTAGGGGGATGGAGCCCTGCGAATGCAAGACAACGGAGGAAGACTGCGCAAGGGCGAGGGAAGAATCCTTGCCGAGTGTTGAGGCTGGGAATGTTGAAAAAAAACACTCCAACTGCAAGGATTGCGTACATATCCCCTACTGCTACATAACCCACGAAGTCGATAAGGATTGCAAGCATTATCAGAGATTGTTTTGAACTACAAACCTAAAAACCGAATAGACATGAAACAGATTTCAATCATCAAGGAAGTTTTTGCCGAGATATGGCAGAATGTTAAGGGGCTTATATGGTTAGTGCTCATAGTATCATTGATTCTAATTCTTTGGGGGATGCTGAGGGATGCGAGGCAGGAGAACGAGCGGCTGAGCAATAACCAAGACGCGCTACTGACGCGGGCTCAGAACTATCGAACCGAGAGCGAGCGCAACGCCATGAGCGTGAAGTCATTGACGCTGACCGTTGACGAGCTGAAGGAGCATGAAACCCAACTTACTGAGAAGTGCAAGGAGTTGGAGATAAAGTTAAAGCGTGTTCAGTCCATAACGCAGGCAGGTACGCAGTCAGACTATAGCATAAAAGGGGAAACGCGTGATAGTATCGTATACGTCCCTATCAGCGACACATACGACACTCTTAGATGTTCCAGTTACGAGGATGGATATTTGTCTTTTTCTTATTGCGTCGATTCGGCGCGCATATATACGGCAGACATACAGACGCGTGACACTATTACGGCTATAGCCCACCGCATACCGAAGAAATTCCTATTTATCAAGTATGGCACTAAGGAGATAAAGATGGAAGTTTTGTCGTCCAATCCGCACACTATATTAACTACAGCGACGCGGGTGGAGGTCGTGAAATAGTATGAGAGTGTACGATATATTAAGTATAAATTCAAAGTTACTGACTAAACTGAGGGAGTCGGGAATAAGGTTCGATGACTTGGATTTTTTGGATGCATTCACGGATTACTCAAAACTGAAGGAGAGGGGCGAAAAGGTCACGTATATTATGTCTTACTTGTCAGATAAGTATAACATTAGCGAGAGGACTTTATATCGAGCATTCGCGCGCCTCAACAAGGAATTTAAATAGTCAACATTCAAATATATTTTTCATTTTATTTATTAATTTTTCCCGCTTGTCTGTGAAGATAGGCGGGTTTTTTCTTATTAGTATATGAAATTTTCACGATTGATAATCAGTACTTTGTAATTTTCTATGAAAAAATCTTTGCAAAATCTTTGCAAATTAAAATAATTGTATTACCTTTGTATTGTTGAGTTAAACAATACGAGGTCAAACAAAACTAAAAGATAAATATTATGGGATATTCAGAAGAAATGAAAAAGGTTTCCGACACGTTCAAGGCGGAAACGAAGAGAATGGGCGTGAGCATTGAGGCTTACGCGAAGGCGAATCACATGAACCCACGCCCCGAGGCTCTATGCAAGTGCGACAAGGGCAGTTACAAGGCTATGACGTTGCGCCTGTTGTCAAACAGAATTGGGTGTGAAAGGAGCGTTGAGGCTATCAAGGCTTGTGCTCAGGAGTGGTACAAGGAGCACAAGAAGGCGGAGGCTAAAACGCGCCGAATTGAGGCTGAAAGGGCAGAGATTTTAAAGGGCGACGATTATATGTCGGGACTACGCACGGGAAAGAACGGGATGAGGGCTGAGGCTTTTTATTCAAACGAGAATTACATCAAGGTGGATTATGAGACAGATTCATACTGCCGTTCGTGCAGTTTCACGATGTACAAGTATTTCGCCAAGGTGAACATCAAGCGAGGCTACACGATGCACCTAATCGGAGGCTTGTACACCATCATCAAGGGCGACAGAATCAAGCGAGAAGGAATGAAGGCGACATGGTGCGTTCAAGGTCGTTCATTCACTGAAACGTACATGGTTGATGGCTATCTCGTGAGGGGGGAGCACATAACCGCCAAATCGTTGGAGGAGGCAAAGAGGATAAACAAGGCGAACAGAGCAAAGGCATTGGTGTCGTTGATGAGGGAGAGGAGACGGAACGCATTGCGTGACATGGAACTGAGCAAGATAGACGTAACGATATCCGACTCAATCAATGGAGGAAATTGCCAGTTCGGAACGGACAATTTCAGACACAAGGTGGAGGATTTGTTAGGTCATGAGGTGACGCACATGAGCGCAGACAAGTTGATGCGTTACGCAAGAATGTTCGAGGTTGAGCGTTATGCGCTTAGGGCGGTCAACCAAGCGAGGAGCAGAATAATAAACGAAGAGGTTTCACGCGTGGGTTAGTCCATGCGTGAAACATTAGTGGTGAACGTGAAATTTTTTATAAAAAACTTTGCAAAAACTTTGCAGAATAAAAGATTATTCTTATCTTTGTAGTGTTAGAGAAAACGAAATGAATGTTGAACTAAAAAAACAGAGAGTTATGAAAACATCAATCGAACTCAATTACGGATTCACCGCAGAGGTAGCGGTAAGCGGTGACTACTACAAGATGGTATGCAACGGGCAAACCATCTATCAAGATTCGGCGGACGAGGATTGCTACGACGAGGCGGACGCCGAGGTATTCTTCAACGACATGCTCGACGAAAAAGGCGAAAGGGTGTGCAACATCATCCGAATAGCGATAGAGAAAGGATTAGAAGTTATTAATACTAACGACATCGACACAATCTTTGCCGACGCGGAGAGTTACATCATCGACAACACGGATGACGAGGATTGCAAGTTCGACATCGTGGACTTCAACTGGGGCGGCGCAAACGGACAACAGAGCCTCTATTGGTGCGACGAAAGCAACAACGTATGCGTTGACGAATGTGGGCAACTTGTCGGAGAAGACGAGAAGCGATGGGATTGGCGCAAGGTAAAGGACGGCAAGCTCGAAAAAATAGAGTGGTTCGAGCGTGAGGACGAGAATTGCTACATCGTAGTCGAGAAGTGCGTGGACACAAAGGGGCAAGTGTGGATTCTGCTCGCCTAATTAACTAACCGGCGGGGGCAACCCCGCACAATTGGAGGACAAGGAAATGAAATATTATTATTACATAATTAAGACGGACGCACACACCAAATTTCTTGGAGCAAGTATTATTATGAATATCGATTCAAAGGTGAAGTAAGAAGACAGGATAATAGAATATATATAATACTATACGATGAAGAGGAGAAGAGACAAATAACAAGAGACTAACCAACCAGCGGGGGGCAACCCCCGCACAAAACAGATTAAAAACTTTAAAATTTGAGAGTTATGGCAAAATACAGAAAGTGTGATATTATGCAAGCGATAGCAATTGCAAGAGAAGATTTCCGTGAGGCGAACGAAGACAAGACGGGCGACGCGATAACGATGATTTATATTGATTTCTTTGAAGACGGAGACATTCAAATAGATGGGTTCGGAATGGGACTTTTATACACCTTCGGCTTCCATGTCGAAGAGAATGGGAAGACGGACGAAGAAGTGTTCGAGACATTAAGGGATGAGATGAAGAGAGAGGCAGAGATAGAGGGGAACGAGATGGAAATTATATAGTTAACAACTAAAAAACTAAAGCATATGTCAGTAAATTTTATAAGAACAAGGACAACAAGGACGGTGAATTTACGTGTTCCTGAGATGATGTATAAGCAACTTACGAACGGAGGCAAGAAATTCAATCCGTCAATAGTAAGGATGTGGGAAAGGTTCAACATAGAGTCAGTTGTAAGGCTGTCGGACATAATGGGAATATTCGACACGAATGAGTGGAAGGTTATGCTTTACTCATTCATCGATAGATACGATACGATGGATGATGTTATAATGTACAATCCCGCTTTGTTCGTTGAGGCTCTTAAAATAGGCTTTAAAAGCATTCCAAAAGATTTGAGGGGAGAATTTAAAGAGTTCGATATCACTGCACTATGTGACAAGATAAGCGCCATGACGTTAATGCAAAGCGCGTCAGTGGTCGAGTGGATTAAGAGTTTCGGACTGCACGGGAACATCAGAGATATGGAGGAGGTTTCCGAGTGGGCGAACATGCACAATGCACATTCAATAGAATGGTTCTAAACCAAAAGTGATGGCATTTGCTATTTTGAGATAGGGAGGGAAAAGGAGGTCTAAAAGACCTCTTTTTTTATGTCTTACGAACAAAAACAAGCACAAACAAGTATATGATATTCAGTGAATTAAAAGATGGCATAAAAAAAATAAAGGGCGCATAAAAGGGCAGATAAAAAGAACAAAAACATATACAAGTATATGATATTCAACGTATTATAAGGGCGCATAAAAAAAATAAAAGAAAAATAAATTCAAAATAATCCCTTGTGACATTTTCCCGCGGACGACTATATGGTATTTTCCGTTTTTTCGGGTCAGCCTCAACGCCATACGAAGAAAAAAAAGTATAGCGTTTTTTCGCTGAATGTTCTTCGTTTCCCTTACAATTCCTGCGGACGACTATAGGGTTTTTTCGAGTAAAAAATTCCGACTATAGGGAAAAATCGGATACATTGAACTGGGCGAGCCACCACCCTACCCCACCCCAATAAAAAAAAGTGTTTTTTT